AAATCCGCCTCACGCGCGCGCCGGCGCCGGTGCTCGAGCGGCTCAGGAGCCAAGCGCCGGCGGGCACCTTGTTCGCCGATGCGGCCGAGCTCGAGGATGCCGATGACGCGGCCTCGCGCGCCTGGGCGCGCTTGAAGGGCCGGGCGGCGATCGTCGACCCCGATCTCGCGAAGCGCATCGCGCCCCTGCAGCTGCGCGACATGCGCCGCTCCGGCTTCGTGCATTATGCCGAAGGGCAGCAGGATGAAGCCGGCCGCGTCATCCGCCCGCCGGTGCCGGTGCATCTCATCTGCTCGATCTCCGGCCACACCATCGAGGAGGGCATGGCGATCCTTGAGGTCTATCTGCCCAAGACCACCGAACAGGCGGACATGGCCGTGAGCATGATGATGGGAGTTGGGTGATGATAATCGAAAGCGAAGGCGTGCACGTTTTGATGGTCGGCGACGTGGTTCGCCTGCCGCACGGCGTTGTGGCCACGGTGAGAGAGGTTCGCGAAGTGTCGCGGATTATCCGCGAGAGGCGCGGCGGCGAATACGCCTATCGAACGATAAAGTTTCCGTTCAAGGTGCGGGTTGGTTGGTTTGAAGACACGGTTTTCCGCGAGAGCGAAGTGTGGCTGGAGAGCTTGGAGCTGTTAAGCCGCAGCTGATTTGCGGAACGCCGCGTGAACGTTTCCATCCGTCCGGAACTGGAAGAAATGGAAATGTTCCGCCCCTGTTCTGCAAGGCGAAGCGGCTGAAAGCCTAAACATTTCAAAAGCTTAAATGGTCGGAGTGGCGGGATTCGAACCCACGACCCCTAGTCCCCCAGACTGCTCTATTGCTTTATATTTCAACGGCTTAGAATATGACTAGCGCCAGTTTCCAGCGCCATTCCGGCCGCTATCTGTGCAGCTGTCTCATGCCGGCGGCGAAGATGGCAAGCGCGGCGATGGCGCTGGCGAGCGCCAGCACGGCAAGAACAATGCGCATGGAATTGGCTTTACGGTTCGTGCGGGGGGACGGTCATGCCGGCAGAACGCATCGCGTCCTCAAGTTGATCGATGCGGGCCAGCGCGCGATAAATCTTCGCGTCCTGTTCCGCGACGTGTTCGGCGTGGCGGACCTTCTCCTGTTCAAGCGCCTTGGTGTAATGCGAGATGATGTTGGCAACGGCACTGTCCAGGTGCTTCATGATCTCGGGCTCTTTTTCGACCCGCTTTAGCTTCACTCCCATGCGGTGGGCGAGATAGCCGGAAATCGCGCCGATCAGGCCGGTCGCGATCGTGGTGATCTGCGGGTCGATTGTCGGTGGAGGTGACCAGTTCATTTCCGTCCTCGATCAAACCACGTTGAAGGTGAGCGTGCGCGTTTCCGAGCCGAAGCTGTTCGTCGCGGTCACATCAATCGCGATGACATCACCGGCCACTACCTGCCCGCCCATTGCATAGGTCCAGCCGGTCGAGAATGCGCCGGATACAACCGCACCATTGCGGCGCATCACGCGCGAGAAGGTCAGTCCGCCGCCAGACCAGTTGCCGGGCTCCACGCGCACCGTGGTGACCGTGGCGGCGGTGATGGTGCCGGCAGATGGCAGGCCGGCGCCCGTGACGCCGGTGCCCGTCAAGCGCGCCTGAAAGTTGGCGCCGACGATCGTATCGTCGCCGATATACCAGGGCGCCGTGCGGGCATTGGTGTAAAGCTGGAAAACCTGCGGGCGCTCGATCGTGATCTGGGCAGAGAGAGCGACAGCATCGAAGTTGAAATCCAGCGTCGGCGGCGCAACCGCTGTGTCATTCGCGAACCAGGCATCGGGCGGGCACAGGAATACGCCGTCGATGACCGCAGGAAGAGGATTGGAGAAACCGAAAGCGCCAAGGTTCGCGTTCGAGAAGAGCGCGTTAGGCGAGCCAAGAGATAGCCCGAAATTATCGAGGCCTGCCGCAGGTCCGCCCGAACCGTTCTCGATGCGCAGCCCACACATGAAGGCGAAATAGGTGCCGGGCGCTCCACCGGTGATCGTCATGTTGCTCGAACGGGCAAAGCGAATGGTCTGCGCGGCGGCGGGCGTTCCGGAAACGGTAATCCTCTGTTGATCGTATCCCGATTGTGCCACCTTGGCGGCGGTGACCGTCACGCCCGTGCCGTTCGTGAGGTTGTTGGTCAGGGTGTGCGTCGTGGCCACCTGCCCTGTCGGGGCGACGCCGCCTGCCAATGCGCCGGTCGTTCCGGTATAGGCCCGCTCCGCATAGATGTTCGCGCCGCGCCACGTCTTGGCTGCCGTATCCGCGAGGATCGCATCCTTGGTCGCGGTGGTGATATGCGGCTTCAGGATTTCGGCCAGCATGTTGCCGAGCGTCCAGCCGCCGAACGCGTTGGCATGCACATTGTTATCCGATGCGTTCGCGCCGGTCGTGAAGTCATAGGGGCCGAAGCTATTGATTGCCGTCCACCAGTTGAACAGGATGATGCGCGCGCCATGAATGGCTTGCAGCGCCGTCACCTTGGCCACCTGCGCATCCTGCACGATCTGCCGCCAGTTGCCGCCCGTGGTCTCGCCTGACACGGATGTCCAGAGCGTGGGCATGACGACGATGCGCGTCGTGCTCGGCAGCCCCGCCACAACCGCATCGAGGTTGCGTTCCCACTTGGTGAATTGAGCGGACCATCCCGAGCTTTTCAGGCCGTCATTGTGGCCATCGGAAGCGTAAACGAAAATATTCGGAGCCTGTTTCAGCGCCGCGTGCCGGCGGGCAAAAACGCCGTCGAGCGTCTCGCCGCTCTTGCACTGCATCCATCCTTCGGATGGCATGATGCTGCCGCCCATGGCCTGCAGCGCCCAGGCTGGCCAGTTGCGCACGCCCGGGGCCGCGCCTTCCGAGCCGGTGCCGTCGCCGTAGAATGTGATCAGCCCACCGAGAGGAACGACGGGCAGCGAGCCACCGCCGCCGCTGCGACGGCGGCGCCGGCCGATCGTGACGGTGGGGCCGATCATCATGCAAAGCCCTCGATGCCGGTGGCCGTGGTGCCGGTGGCCCAGACGCGGCTCACGCGCCAGGCGACACGCTCGCCGGCGAGCACGGCATGGGTGGAGAACGTGCCATCGGGCTGGCCGGCCCAGGTCACGCGCACATTGCCCGCGCCGGCGAAGAACATTTCCCGCGTCATCTGGGAAAGATCGTTGCTGTCATTCGGCGTGATGGGAAAGCCGATGGCGAGAGGGCTGTGCAGCTCCAGGCGCTGAAGGCCGAAGCGGTCGGGTGCAGGCATTTTCTATCTCCTTTTCCAGCATCCGGCGGCAATGCCGGCTTTGTTTGTCTCAGCGATCTTGGAAACGTCGAACCCCGGTTCATTCACCATCAGGGCTTTCGGGCCGGGCAGACTTTCGCAACCGGACAGCAGCACCAGCAAAGCCGCCGCTCGAAAGAGGGATGCGATCATTGCGTCTTCCCCCATTTCGAGGCGGAAAACACTTCCTTCGCCGTATGCCCGCCATGGAAAACGGCCATCCAGAGCGACGAAACCAAGCCCCAGGCCGTCACCATCTCAGCGATCGGCATGTTGCCCTTGATGCCGAGATTGCCGCCGAAGATCGCGGCGATGAGCAGGATCAACCACCCGCCCCACACCACGGCCTGAATGAAATTCCGCCAGAACTGCCAGGCGGTGAAGCCTTGCGCGATTTCAGCCGCCTGCGCATCACTCGCGCGTTGGGCCTCTATTTCCCAAAGCCGGATCATTTCACCGGTTTGCGCCTCCACGCGCGCCACTGCCACCGTCGCGCCCGGCCTCTTCAGCGCCTCCGCCACGGCCGCGGGATCGCTCGAAGTGCCCAGCGCGTCGGCAACGGCCTCAAGGGCCTTGCCCGCAAGCCCGCCCACGGTAGCGCCAACCGGCCCGCCGATGGCGGTTCCGATCAGCCCGCCAAGAACGGGCGCGCCCTGCTTTGCCAGCGTTCTGGCGATGGTCGTGAGAATGTCAGCCATCAGCAATCTCCTTCATGGCCTTTGCGTTCATGGCCCTTGCGCGGTCGGCCTGCATGACGGCCTGATAGATCAGGAAGCCGAGCAGGATCGCGATGGGAACTCCCACGGCGGCAATCGCGAGCCAGTTGGCGCCCGCCACCGCATCGGCCTGCGGAGCCGCCACAACACCGCCGCCCGTGGCCGCAGCGCCGCCGGCGTTGGCGTTCGATTGCTTCTTGGCCCGCGATGCCTCTTGTTCGAGAACGGGCTTCACGGCCCCGCCCTGCCAGCGCACGGCCCATGCGAGCGACCATGCCTCGACTGAATTGACCCGGCGCATCCATCCCTTGCCGAAAACATCGAAGGTGGAGAGCGACCGGAAGAAGGAGCGGCGGCGGGCGCATACCGCCTTCACGCCATCGACCGCGTTCTTCCCCGCCAGCAGCGATTTCCATTGGCGCGCGCGCCCGACACCGGAATTGACCGCCACATCGAACAGGGCCGCATCCGGCCCGGCCAGGAGGCTGTCTCCGTCGATGCGGTTCCAGTAATGGGCGTGATAGATCGCATCGGCCTCGCTGCGCTGCATGGTGCGCACATCGTCTTTTGTCACGGGGCGCCCGCGCCACTCGCGCAACGTGGCCAGCGTAATGCCGAAATTGGTCGCGCCACCCGGATCGCGCTTGTGGTCGGAATAGCCGCCCTCGTGCTTGTAAAGCGTGGGCATGAAGGCTTCGAGGGTTGCTCGCATCGCCTTACCTCACCGAGTATAGCTGATATTGACTGAGCCAGCGTCAAATGTGTTTGCGCCTGTTGCCAAAATACGAACGCTGGTAATTTCGCCTGCAAGAGTTTTAACTCCCGCACCAAAGTGGCCCGAAGTAGGAGAACTCAAATTAGTATGGCTTTGCGTCCATTTGTTTCCACTCATGCGCCGAATAGTCATGTGTCCAGAAACAATGTTTGCAGTTGATCCACCGAAAAGAACAAATCCGGTTGTGTTATTAATAGCTTGAACACCGTTTCCTCCGAACGCAAGTACCGATGTCGAAACGTATCCGGCAACCTCCATTCCGCTGCTTGTTCCAATCTGCACCAGCAAATGATCTGTGCCATTCAGGGAAACCCCATCGAAAGACACGACAATTTCATTAATGCCAGCGGGCAAGTTCGTAAAATCTACTTGCGTACCGCTTGTTGTAGCAACTGGCGTAAGCCGGGCACCAAGGATGGCGTCGATGTTGCCGGCATGCACAAGATCGGAGGCGGCATTGGCGGCGGCGGCGGTGAGGTCGAGGCGGACGCCGCGCAGCGTCCCGCCGCCTTCCGCGATCTCGAGCGTGTTGCCGAAGACGCGCACGCGCACCGGGCCATTCAGCGCCGAGCCTGAACTGGGGATCTCGAAATCGAACTGGGCGCCGATGGTGGTGCCGAAGCGCCGCAGCAGCACCGAATGGCCCGCGCCGGGCGAACCGATTTCCACGGAGCCGAAGAAAGTGTTGTAGCCATCCGAGCGGCGGACGCGCCGGCGCACGGTCTCGATGCCGGCATCGTCGGCGCTGACTTCCTCGTAATCGCTTCCGGCATTGGCTCCCGCCTCGGCCGTGCTGTTGCCGAGCCGGAGCGCCCAGCGCAGCACGTTGTTGGTCAGGCCCCGCAGGGCGTTCACCTGCCCCGATGCGGCCTTGTTGAGGGTCGCCGTCGGGTTGGCCTTGGCAATCTGCTGGTCCGCCGTGAAGGTGTTGGTGGCATTGGTCGCGGCCGCGTTCGTCACCTGGGCGGCGGTGTAATCGCCGGCCTGCGGGATGACATTGCCGGTGCGCCCATTGAAGAAGGAGACGCCGGCGACGGCCGCCACCACGCCCTCGAGCGCCTGCTGCGCGGCCGCCAGCGCAGTGGTGGCGGCGCTGCTCGCGAGGCTGGAAATGCGCCGGGTTTCGGCATCGCGCATGGCATTGCTGTCGAGCTCGCGCTCGAATGCCTCCATATCCCAGGTGTCGCCATTGACGAGATCGGTTTCCTGGGTGGCTGGCGTCACGCGCTCGATGAGCAACGTGGCCGGCGCGGCCGGCATGCCGGCCAGCGGCAGGATCTGCAGAACGCCGCCGGCCGCAAGAACGCTGGTGTATTGCGTGCCGCGCACGAGCACGGTGGCGCCGACCGAAACGCTGCAATGCGTGGCGTCACGGGCTTTGAACCCGGTGTCGAACACGGTTTCCACACCGGTCCAGCTGCGTTCAACCGCGGAAAGCTCGGAAGTGACAGTCATGTCGCCCTCGGGGAGAGGGCGTCCGGATCGGGCTTAGGGGCCACCTCCGAACGCGGCGCCTATGTTGGGCGAACGGCGCGGTTCCACGCGGCCGGGCTCCCACCAGAAGCTTTGTCCCCAGTTCTTCTGCGCCTCGCGCTCGATCCTCTCGAAACGCTGCGGCGTTCTTTCGTCGATCATCAGGGCGAGTTGATCGACCACACCACGCTGGAATGCAGTTCTGAGATACCAGAGGTTCGCCCCTGGCAAAAGGCCGGCCGCGGCATAAAGCGCATCGCCGCCGAAATGGGTCTCCTGACCTTTCCAGGCGCGCTGCACATTGGCCATCAGGAAGTCGCCGAAGACCTTCTCGACCGCGGCGAAGCTGGGGCCGGCCAGCGTTGAGGCGAGGGACGCGCCCTGGCGCGTCTGATCCATGAACAGGAAGTCGCCGAAGATGCCGAAACCGCCGCCCTGCAGCGCCGCCGCGCCCCAGGCGCGGATGCCGATCGGCGTCGTGGGGTCCATGCTGATGGGGTCGCGCCCCTTGGCGATTTCCTTTGCCTGCATGGCCACCATGCCCATGGCCCAGAGCGCGCCGAAGGTCAGCGCCGCATGGGTCAGCCGCGAGCTGTCATTGCCGCGCGCCATGGCGCGGCCGAAATGCAGGAGCGCGAAGGTGATGGGGAAGCCCTTGTATTGCCCGACGGCGCGGCGGAGCTCGCCTTCGGCCGTGCCGGGCTGGCTCTGGCCATACATGAGCGCGCGCGTTTCGGGGTCGCCCTCGATGACGGCGTAATCCATTTCTTCGTCAATGGCGCGCTGCCAGCGATCGGCGATGTCCCGGGCCTTGGAGCTGTCCATCATCCGGAGATCGGCGGCGGTCAGGAACTTGCCGCCGGGGCGCGGCTCGTTCGGCGTGGCCTGCTGCATCACGGCCCATTCCTCGGCGCCGATGCCATAGCGGCCCAGCATGTCGCGGAAGCCCTGCGGCAGTTTCGCATGGGGCGTTTCGAGGCGCGCGGCGGCCGTTGCCATCATCTCCATGCCGAAGGCCGAGCGCAGCACGCCCGTCCAGCGGCGCAAGCCGGAAAGCTGGATCACGCCGGAGGCGATCTTGGCCATGGTGCCGGTGCGCATCGTCTCGCCCATGAACTGGTCATTGGCGCGGATCCGCATGGCGGCGCTGTCTGCCACGAGGCTGAGCTGCGCGGCATTCAACTCGAAGCCGCCATCGGCCATGCCGGCCACGGCGCGGCGGATCACATTGGCCGCCGGAATGTCGTTGAACCGGGCAATCATGGTCATCAGCGCCGGATCGGTGATCGAGGACAGGATGGCCGAGCCCATCTGTGAGCCGACCAGGCCGGAGCGCACCTCGCTCCAGAAATGCGCCTGTTCGATATTGACCGGCACCTTGTTGGCGCCGGTGACCTCGGCCCAGAGGTTCTCGAAGGCGCGCTTGCCCCTGGCGATGCCGGAGGCGATCTTCGCGTTGTCCTTGTAGGCTTGCGCTTTGGCGGCATCGGGCGCGCCGGCTTCGGCCTGGCGCGTCATGCGCGCGGCTTGCCGGTCGAACATCGAGAGCATGAAGCGTTTGGTGGCCTCGGGATTGGGGCCGAGCACGCGGAGCATGGCGATGTCCTCGGCCATGTTCTCGATGTGGTTCATCATCGTCTCATAGACGCCGCGGCCGGCGCCGAATTTCTCGTCATAGGCGGCCCAGCTCTCGGCATCCTTGAAGACGAGGAAGCGGTGCTCATTGCGGCGCTTGGCAAGCGCACCGGCGCCGGTGAAGGCGGAACTCGGCCCATCGGCGCGGCCGCCCGTCGCTACGTTCTCATACATCTCCTCGAGGAGGCGGTTAAGCTTTGACGGGCCGATGGGCTTGCCCGTGTCGAACGAGAGCATGGCGTCGCGCGCGAGTAGAGGCTTGACGAAGGAGATCCATTCCTCGCGCTGAACCGAGCGGATCTTCAGCGTGTCATGCACCGGGTTGGGCAAGCCCCAATCCTGCCGATAGGGCAGCTCGCCGCCGGCATTCACGAACGCCGTGCGCAGCATTTCCGCTGTATCATGCCAGCTCTTGGCAATGGCCGAGGCTCGATCCGAGACGGCCGCGCCCTTGTCCTTGATCGCCTGCAGCACTTCGAGCTCGAGCGCGCTCTGCTGCTTGAACCCGGCCATGGTGGGACGGAGAGCCTCGATGCCATCGGTGAAGAGCGCATGCGCCTGGCCGCGGATGTTGCGGGCCATGTAATAGACCGAGGGCGTCCCGGGCACGAGCTCCGCACCGTCGCGCGTGAGCAGCGCGCGCATGGCCGAATAGAGCGCGCTCTTGCGCGGATCCCGAAGCCAGAACGGCGCCTTGTTCTGGTCGCGGCGCTGGTTGAGGGCCTCCTCGGCACGCTGCACGGTTTTCAGCACATTGAGCTGCGCCTCAATCTGCAGCATGGCGCGCTCGGTTTCCCGCGCGGCGAACGCGGCAACTTCGGTCGCCTTTTCCGTGGCGGCTTCTAGCGCGGCCTCATGACGCGCAAGGCGCTTGCCGAGCTCGAGCTCCGTCTCGGCGATGCTGTCGAGCAAGCCCTGGCCGAGCTCGCGATCGACGATGCCCTTTTCGATTTTGGCGGTGAAGCAGGTGAAGACGCTCATGTGTTCTTGCCTCCGCCGCCGTTGCGGGCGATGCAATCGTTGAGCTCGGCCGCCGCGCGCTTCACCTTTTCGACCTCGGCCATGCGCTCCGCCACGGTCATCTCTTTCATGGTGCCGTCGGCCTGTTCGAAGGGCAGGCGCGTCTCCGGGCCGATTTCATTCATCATGCTCTTGACACGGGCATTGATTTCGGCATCGCCACGTGCAACGGTGGCCTTGGAGGTTCCCATGTCGCTCGGTTCGTTCAAGCTGTTCAACTGGGACGCGCGGCTTGCCGTCGTCGATGAAGCCACGCTCGAGGGGTTTGTGCTCACCAAGGAGCGCGGCTGGCTTCCGGTCAGCTCTGCCGATATCGAGCTGGATGGCCGCCCGATCGACGAGGCGTTTGCTACGGCGGCGTTTGGTGCAGAGATCGAGGCCTTTGGTTCCAGCCCCAGCGCCAAGCGCCAATCGGTCGGCAACGCCGCCTGAATTCCACCCCAGTATTGCAGCTCCTGCTCGCGGATCTGCTGGGCCTTGGCAACATCGCCTTCGACCATGGCGGCGCCGCGCTGCTTGTAGAGCTGATGGCCGGCCTTCTTCGCGTTGGCCATGCTCTCCTCGAGGAGCTGCACTTCGGCGAGAAGCCCATTTGACGTGCGCACCATCACCTTGCGGTCGGCATAGCCAATCCCGGTCACGGCCCAACCTTCATCCCAGATGGTGAAACGGCTTGCGAGAGCTTGCACAACGGCCTGGGCATCGGCTGGGTCCTTCACGATTACCGCGGCGCGAGCAACATCGGTCACGCGGCGAATATCGTTGTAGCCCTTGCGCTTGACCTTGGCCTCGACGCCACGCCCGCCGTCACGCGCCTTGATGCCGGGATCCTTGACCGTGCCCAGGCCGGTCGCGCGAAGCGCTTCGACAAGCTCTTTCTGCGATGCCGGCGCAAGAGCGAACAAGGTGTCGAGATCCGTGAAGGGCTGCTCAAGTCGCGCTTGTTCAAACGCGAGCACCTGCGCCGGTGTCTGCACGGGCGCCTCGAGGAGGGCGCCGGCCTCGGGCGCTGGCTGCTCGGTCGAACGTGCGGCTTCGGCGTCAAGCCGGCCGGTGGCGACGTCCTTGCCGCCGGCGGCCTCCGAGAGGAGCCGGGCGCGTTCGGTGGGCGAGAGCTCGGCAAAGGGCTCGGTGGCGAAGCGCGCGGCGCGAAGGATGGCGGCCGGGTCGATGGCCTCGTCGAATAGGCCGCCCGCTTGGCTCATGATGGCGCGATCAACGGCGTCGAGAATGCGCGCCTCGATCGTCTCGCGGCCGGCTGGCACGGTCAGCTCGTCGTTGCGGAAGAAGAGCCGCACGGCCGCGCGCACATCATCCCGCACGGCGCCGGTTTCCACGTCGCTCTGGTTCACCAGCATCGAGAGCTTGCGCCCCTCGATCCGCGCGCGCTCCACGAGATCGAAGGCGGATTTGAGCGGCGAGACGATATCGGCGCCGCCATCCACGCGCCCTTCCTCGATGGCCGCGCGAAGCCGCGAAATCTGCGGCGCGGTGTCGGCAAAGGCCCGGAGAATGGTGACGCTGGTCGGGTTGGGGTTTTCGGCGATCTCGCGCACCATGCGCGCGTCCTGCCAGGCGCGGGCGATCAGCGCGCCCTGCATGCGGGCAATTCCGGCCTCGGTCGGTCGACCGCCGGCGATGAACGCGCTCTGATCGGCAACGGGCACGAGCTCCTGAATGAAGCGGCGCACGAACTCGGCATTCCGCGCGAGCGTGAGATCGCCGCCCTGATAGCTCTCGAGGATGCCACCATGCAGGTTGCGCGCATCGAGCGCGGCCTGCTCGGGCACCGAAAGCTTCGCGACCTCGCTGATGTTGCTGCGCGCGGTATAGGCCATCAATTGCTGGGGCGTGAGCTCATCCTGCCGGATGCGCACCAGCACGGGTTGCTCGAAGGCGCTTGTGTCGAAGCCGAGGCGTTCGAGCTCGTCGCGATAGGCTTGCGCGCGATCGGGGAAACGCTCGTAAGCGAGGCCGATCGAGAGCGTGCGGCCGTTGCCGCTCTCCACCACGCCGCGATCCGAGACGATGGGCGCGCCGAACTGGGCATTGGGCGAGGTGGTGAGCCAGGAGGGCTCAAGCGTGCCGGCGATGGTTTGCACCTGCTGGCGCAATTCCATCGTCGCGCGGTCGCGCGGCTGGATCTCCGCCGGAAAGGCCGGGTTTACCGTGCCGTCGGCCGAGTGCGAGACGATGAGATTGCCGCGCTCCACGACGGCATAGCGCACATTGAAGGCGAGCTGGTCGTTGACGACGACGCGCTGCGGCCCCTCGAGAGAGAAGGCGGCGGAGCGGGCCGGGGCCGCGGCAGCGATCGGCGCCTGGCCGTTGAGTGCCGCAGTCGCCTGTGCCAGCGCATCGGCGGCCTCGCGGCTGGGGCCGGTCTGGCGCATCACGATGTCTTGTGCTTCGACGTGCCGCGCTACAGCCTCATGATCGCGTGCGGTGATATCGACGGGCGGAAGGTTGCTCCCCTGTTTGCCGGCACGTATCAGCGCGGCCGCGCCGCGCAGGATGCCGGCGAAACCGGCCTGGCCGATGCCGGCCTCGAGCACGTTCTCGATGCTGTTCGTTTCGAGGCCGAGTTCCTGCCGCCTTGTGGCAATGAATGGCTCCTGCGCGGCCTGCACGCCGGCGCCGATCAGGAATTCCTTGCCGAGCCATTTCAGCACCGGCCCCTTGGCCGGGCCGCCGATGGGCGCCGTGAGGATGTTCACCGGGTCGGCCATCTGCCGGGCAATCCCTGCGGCGAAGGCGACGGCATGGCCGGACAAGCCATAGGTGGCGCCGGCGACGTCGGCGCTCTGCTTCTCGATTTCCGCCGCCTTCATGCGGGCGCGGCCGCGCACATCCTTGTAATCGGCGAGGAGCTTCTGCTGCGGATCGGGCAGGCTGTCGATGATCCGGCCCATGGTCTGGACACGTCCATCAAAGCCGCCCTCAAGAAAATCCAGCCGCCTCTCGCGCGCGAGCGTGCCAAGATCCTTGCCGGTGATGGCGGTGAGGCGTTCCTGCAATTCGGAATAGGCATCCATCATCGGCCTCTGCACGCCGAATGTGGTGTCGAGCCCCGTGGCCTTCCATTCGGTGTCCCAGATTTCGCCGATCGTGGCCGGCGCGCGCGCGGGCGGACGCCGCCGCAATTCGGCAAGGTAATCGTCGGCGGCGCGGTTCCAGTCGGTCACTGGCTGCCCCCCATGGGAATGCCGAGCCGGCGCCGCTCTTCCGCGAATTGCTCGGCAAGGGTCCGGTTGAGACGCCCGGCCTGACTTGGCCTGCTGAGCGGGGCATGCAGTTGCACGGCCTTGGCGAGGTCGATCACGAGCGGTCTTCCTTCCTTGTTCATGACCGGCGCTCCTTCGCGGCCTTCCGGCAGGAGAACGGCGAACAGGTTGCCCTGCACGGTGAGCGGACGAAGTTGCGCGTGGCGGGCAATCAGGAAGGGGTCGAGCGGCTGATTGTCGCGACCATAAGCGCCGCCGAACGCATCGAGGATTTCCTTGGAAAGGTTGTAGATTGCCTCCTGCGCGTCGGCAGGTCGAATATCGGGCGGCATGGGCACCTTGGCGCCATTGATCTTCACGATCCTGCCGGTGACGCGCTCGATGGCGGCTTCAAGACCGGCTCGGTCGCCCGCATCATAGAGCGCGGCGTTGCGGCCCCGCTCGCTGGCATAGACCGCGAGCGCGGCTTCGATCACATCCGATTGCATCGCCACGCTGGGATAGAGCAGGCCGGGCATGGTGGACTTGAGCGCGTTCCTGATCTCCTCTGCCTTGGGCTTGATGCCGTCGAGTTGCGCGATCGACGATCCGCGAAGGATGTCGCGCGCAAGCTGCGGGTTGTTCGTCAGGAACATGCCCGCCGTGGCCGCGAGCTTGTCGCCGCCCGTCACTTCCGCCACGGCCGCGCGATAGGCGGCCTCGCCCGTGGTGTTGCGTTGCAGGGCCTGCAGGAGATCGAAGCGCTCCTGGTCGCCCATGGTTTCGAACCGGTCCTTCCATGCGCGCGCCTCTTCGGGCTTGAAGAAGGCGCGGGTCTGGTAGCGCTTGAAGGCGCCATCGGAAACGATGGATCGTGCCTGAAGCTGCTGCGCGAGCTCGGCGCTGCCAATCTGTGCCTGAGGGTTCACGAAAGTGGGCTGGCCCTCGGTATGCCGTTCGTAAAGCTGCACGGGCGCTTCCTTCGCGCCCTTGGCCACCTGCGCGGCAACGGCTTCGAACACCTTGAGCTGCCGCTCTTTCTGCGGTGTCGGGTCCTGCGCGAAGGAAGAGCGGAGACTGCTGGTATAGGCTTCAAGCTCGGCAGGCGCCATGCGATAGGCGCGCTGCACATGAGGCAGCATCTCGATCCGCTCGTTGAGCAGCCGGAGCGTCTCGGCGGCTTGCGGTTCACCGCGCGCCGCGCCGAGCTGCAGCCCGGACTGGATTTCCGCGAGGCGGGCCGGATTGACGTTGAGACCCTGATCGAGCAAGCCGCCGAACTGGTCGGCCTGCTGGCGAGACAGGGCCGTGACCTCGTTGACGATCTGTCTGGTCTGCGCCTCGCGCCGGTCCCATTCGCGCTGCACGATATCCGAGGCGCGGAAGGTATTCATGCCGGTGAAGGCCGGGGCGGCAATATCCACCCCCATCCGCTTGTAGATGTCGCGCACATAATCCACCGTGCGCTTGCCCTGCTGGCCGTTCTTTCCGTCGTGAAGGTTCTGGTCCATCACGGTGAGGAATTCAGCGGCGCTGTAGCCCTCGCCATATCTGGCCACGGCGGCCTTGTGCCATTCAATCGCCCGGCCCGTTCCGGCATGGTAACCGGCAATGCCCGCGACGACGCTGCCATCCGTGGCCTCGATCGTGTCCTGCAGATATTGCATGCCGAGCCGCCGGTTTAGCGCCGGGTCGGTCAGCAGGCGTTCGCGGCGCTCGGTCTCGGGCAGGCGTGCGAATTCGGCAAAGGCCGGGTCCTTGCTGGCATGCTTCGTGGCGACGCCGAGCGCCGTATCCGGCATGAGCTGGCCGATGCCGACGGCTCCGGCCGGCGATACGGCTCCGGCGCGCCCGCCACTTTCCTGCGGAATGATGGCGCTGTCGAAAATCCGCGCGATGGCGCCGGGGCCGCTCACGCGCCCGGCTTCCATGGTGGCCGCTTCCGGGTTGGTGCGCGCCCGGATTTCGAGCCGCTGGGCCCGGAGGGCTTCTGCGGCGGCACGGGCCTGCTGTGCGAATTGCTCGCGCTGGACCGGGTTGAGGCCCTTGAATTGCTCGGGATCGGCCAAGGCCGCTTGCGCGGCGGCCGGGTTCATGCCGATCTGGCGGAGCACAAGGGCGTTGTCGCCGGTCTGGGCCATGGACTGGCGATAGGCCTCGGCGGCCTTGGCCGTCATCATGCCGCGCGAAACGCCGCTTTTCAGGGTTTCGTCGAGCTCGGCGATAAAGGTTTGCCGCTCGGTGTCGGTCTTGGCATTCGCATAGTTCCTGGTGAGAACGTCGAATTGCTGATCGACATTGGCAAGATAGCCATCGGACTGCTTTTTCAGCGCATTGGCCCGCACGCCGCCGGCATAGGAGATGGACTGGCGACGCAGCTGCACGCGCAACTCGGCCGCATCGTCCGGGCGAAGTCCCTCGAGCGCCGAGCCTTCGAGCTTCGTCACCTGCTCCTGAAAGCGCTGTTCGGCCGTGGCGGGATCAGGATCGTTCTCGAATTCCTTTCCGAGATTGTCGATCCCGGTCATGAAGCCCGTCTTGCGATCGGCAACCGTCGAGGCCCGATTGATCTGCTGGATCTGCTCGCCGAGGCTGAAGGCGACATTGCCGAGCCCGCCAAGCGCCTGGCCGAACCGGGCCTGCGCCTGGCCGGTGATCTGCGCGCTATTGTCGCGGCTCGGCTGCAGCTCGCCGATGCCCTGGCTCGATCCGCGCGAAATGTAGACCGGTGCACTCATCAGACGCCCCAGCCCTGGAAGTTGTTGATGCGCCGCGCCCGGGCGAAGCTGTTATCTGCGCCGGACGAGCCGCCGCTGGCGCCATAGGCACCCGTTTTCGGGCGGAACATCTGCGCAAGGTCGCCGGCGGTGCCGAGCAGGGTGGTGCCGATGCCCCAGCTCATCGCGCGACTTTGCGCGCCGAGGCCGCTTTCGAGATCGGAAATCTGCTGGAAGGCGTCGGCGCGTTCCTGGGCGCCGCGCGCGGCGGCGAGCATCTTGTCGGTCTCGCCCTGCGCCGTCGTCATGGCCTGCAGCACCGCCGGCGAGCCGCTGGCGGGGTCGAGGTTGCCGCCGGCGAAATAGTTCACCTGCGCGCCGGTGGTTGCGTCGATCTGGTCGTCGATGCGGTTCTGCTCGAAGGTCGAGCGCATCATGGCTATATCCGCATTGTCGCGAAGCGTGGCTTGCTGCTGGCGCGTCACGCGCCGGGCCGCGCGGTTCTGGGCACCGGCGCCGAAGATGCTCATCAGGGCGCCGGCGCCCTTGAAGGCGGCTGAAGCGATGGTCAGCGGGTCCATCAGGGGTCCTTGATGTCGATTTCGGGCGTGATGGAAAGCAGGGTGAAGGGCAGGGGATCATCACCCGCGAGCGCGATGGCGACCTCCTTCTCGGTGGCGACCTCGATCGTCACGGTGAGGACGCCGGAGAAAAGCTGCAGGGGCTGCCCGGGCGACACGCCGGCGGTCGGAAAGACAAGCGCGTCTTCCGCGCCATTGGCCGAGATGAGGCCGGTCCCGGTTTCGTGCAGGTGCAGCGTCACGTTGTTCGCCGCCTTCTCGACCCCCTTGGTGGAGCCTTTCGGGGTGTTCGTCTCGAAAGGCAGGGTCTCGAGCCGCCAGGCCAGCGGCAGGCCCGCCACGATGTTGCGCATGGGGCGCGGCAGGGTGACGCTGCCGCCGCTCACGCTGCGACGGCCGAGAAATACGCCATCGGCGAAGAGGTTGACCTCTTGCCCTTCGAGGTGGTCGAGCCCGCTGACGCTCGCGAACGGGCCGGCGCCCGCTGCGGTGGCAATGCCGCAATCCACGAGCCAGGCGCCGGCGGCGGTGGGTTGATCCTCGTCGATCGCCTCGAAATAGCGCTGCTGCACTTCCCAGTATCGGCGCGTCTGGCCGTTGACGACACGTTCGACGCCGAGCCACAGCTCGGTGAAGGTGTCGTCCAGCGATTGCACGGCCGCGATCTGCAGCACCTTGCCGTTGATCATCGGGCGGCGGTGCCAGCCGGCAACATCCTGCTCGGTCATCAGGGTCAGGCCGCGCAGGGTGCCATCGGCCATGCGCACCCACAGGACCGGGTTGGGGTCCTGGCACCAGGCGAGTTGACGCGCGCCGGCACGCAGCATCTGGCGGGAAAAGGTCGTGAAGTTCTGGAATTCGATCTGCTCGGTTGCGCCGTCGAACCGCACGAAATGCAGCGAGCGGCCGCCGCGCCCGATGAAGACGGCGCCGCCATCGACCATCACCGGCTGATGCGGCTTGAAAGAGCCGCGCGACCCTTGCGGAATGGCGCGCTGGTTGGTGGGGGTAAGGCGTTCGAACGCATTCTGCGCGCCGCGGATCAGCCATTCATTGGAGCGCGCGCCGAGCACCAGCACGCCGATCGGCAGAACCCAGACGATTTCCGTGAGCTTGCCGTCCGGCGCGTTGATCGCGGCCGTGATCGCGCTGTCCTCCTCGTCGAGCAGGTCGAACGAATAGAGGTCCGTGGGCCGGCTGATGAAATATTCGTTGTTCCGCGTCCAGACGAGCGACTGATCGCTGACGGAGACGGCATCGGGCCAGCCGCGCACGTCGCTCCAGGCCGCCTCGAACCAGCGATAGCTGGGCGCGGTGACGGCGCGCTGCGGCAGGCGGTCGAGCACGATTGCCGTGGCCGAGGTGGGCGAGGCGACGGCCGTGATCCGCACATAGCCACCGGTATTCGAGATGAACCGCCAGGTCACGTTGCCGCCGGAGGAGAACACGTCGCCATCGTCATGCACCGGCGGGTTCGGGCCGGTATCGCCCGTGGTGGCATTGAGCGTCACCACCTCGTAGATCCGGCCCTTGTTGCGCCGACGCTGGCCGACCGCGATCGGGCTCTCGATGGCCTTCCAGTTCGGCACGGTCGAGAGGTCGGCTTCGTCGAGCCGCCAGATGCTGCCGACATGGCCGGCGAGGAAGGTGGCCTTGCTGGCCGTGAGCGTGACGGTGCCGGTCTCGGCAGAGGCCTGGATGGTCCAGGTCTTGTCCGTGTTCTGCAGGCGGACCGGTGCCTCGGTCGGCACGTATTCCGTGAGCGACCAGTCGTTGTCCAGGTTGCGCACCAGCACGCGCGGGCGACCGCCGCCGGCGATGAACATCGTGCCCTTGACCTGCGCCTTGAACAGGGCGTCGAGCTGGTTGTCGGGGAAGGGATGCGCCAGCTCGTAAGGCGCCGTGCCGGCCGGGATCAGAATGGGAGCCTGGTTGCGGAAGACGCGCATGACGCCGCCATTGAAGGCGAGCATGTAGCTGTCGCCCAGCGAGACCTCGAAATCCATCAGCCGTGCCGGCCGCGTCTCGTCCTTCCAGGGCGCGATGAAGCGCGTGCCGGGCGTGCGCGTGCGGGCGCCTTCCGGCAGGGGCGTGAGGTTCTCGAGCCGGGCATCGGCCGCGCCGGCCTTGGCGAGATCGTTCACGCGGGCGCGCAGCAGCGGGCTCAGCTCGCCTTGCGCACCGGAAACCCGCTCGAGCCGCTGCTTCACCATCAGGCTCTCCGGATGCCGATATAGCTCACCTCGCGCGGGACGCGGCTTGGCGCCTGTTCGCGCGCATCGGCCTTGCGCGCGCGCATGATGACGGCCTCGGCATTGGCGCGCATGCTGTCGGCGAGGGCATCGTCGCGGCCGAGCTGCGGGGCGATCTTGGCCGCGAGCGCGAATTCGAACGCCTCGAGGAAGGTTGCATCCCAGAGCGCGGGATTGCCGATGATGGCCGTGTAGCCGATGCGCGGGGAGACGAGCCCGGTCGAGAGCATCGACGTGAGGCCCGTCTCCCCATCCGCTGCGGCGGTGCTGCCGTTTTCCACGCACCAATCGTCCTCGCTCGCCCCTTGGACGATGCGGACGCGGATGCAATCCGCCGGCAGCGGATACATGAAGGCGAAGGTGCCGGCCGGGGCGGCCGGATCCTGCGCGAGGGTGGCCCAGCGCCTGGCGAAGTTCCAGTCATGCCGGCGCAGCAGCGTGTCGCGCACGCTGCCGAAATGCGTCTTGATGACCCGCGCGGCCGTGCGCCTGGTCTCGTCGAGCGACGAGATGCGGCCCTCGCCGATATGGGCGAGGGCGCCGTTCGCCGCTTCGAGCTCGGATGCCGCGCGGGTCAGCGTCATGGTCAGCGCTCGTCCACGAAATCGAACGAGAAGTAGATGCGGGGCGTGCCGGCGACGGTCGCGCCGGCAATCGTGGCGACGAGATCGATCTCGCGGCCGGGATCGGCCGCGAGGCCGGCGAGCTGCCACGCACGGTTCAGAAGGTTCGCGGTGACGACCGCGGCCATGCCGGCCTTGGTGCCGGCGGTGGCGACGGCCAGAGCCGAGCCGAGCGCGGTGCGGGCGCCGGCCGGCGTCTCGTTGAAGCCGACATTGAGCGTGACCGAGGCGCCGAGCGCATCGTGGACGATGGTGGAGGACGGCTTGATGATCGCATTCGACGGCACTTTCGAGATGAAGAGCGTGTCGCCGATGACGTTCGCGTTGGACAGCTGAAAGAGGCCGACCGTCGAGCGCGACGACTGGTTGCGGAAGATGGCACGCGGAACAAGGATGGCCGTATTGGGGTTCGGATAACCCTGGCCGAACATATCGGGCATGAAAGCCTCCTGAAGGATGAGGAAGAGGGAAGGCACCGGGCGCAAGCCCGGTGCGGCAGGCGGAAAGCCCGATCAGGCTTCGGAGCAGATGATCTCGACGACCTTGGCGTCTTCCGAGCGCGTCGCGCCGCACCAGATTTCCATGTAGGGGTGCAGGCGATAGTTCTTGTTCGCGTTACGCTCGATCTGGGTCTCGAGATCCGAGAACGGCCCGTAATGCATGCCGCTCTTGGTCCAGAGCGGAATGCGGCGCTGGGTCGGCTGGCCGGTCACCGTCGGCAGGCCCTGCCAGCGCACGAACGTGATGCCCATGAAGGAAAGCACCGTGCGCTCCTTGTCGTCGAACACCGCCTTATCGCGGAAATCCTTCGAGGTGAATTGCAGGCTGTTGTAGAGGTCTTCCATCTGGATGTTGCTCACCGCGCAGCACGCCTGGTCCATCTCGAGATCGACTTCGCCGGCGGACAGGATCGAGAGGCCGCGGATCAGCTTCGGAATGGTGAGACCCGAGTTGGTGGCGGAGCCCGTCTTGACATAGTTGACGGGCACGTTGCCGTTCGGGTTGTTGAAGGCTTCCGGCGCCTGGCTGCCATCCTGGCCCACGATGCGCGGGCCGAAGAAGGCGGCGGCCATGATGCGATCGCGACCGCGCGCGATCGCCGCGGCGCCGTCCTGGACGGAAACCGAGGAATAGTCGATCGCGGCCTTGATCGTGTCTTCCTTCTCGATCAGGCGGCCCCAGTCGAGCCGGCGCGGGCGCAGCCAGACATCCTCGATGCGGGCTTCGATATGCGGCGTGTCGCCGCCGCGCTCGGCATCGACGCGCGCTTCGGTGGTGCCGATCAGCTCGAGCATGCGCATCTGGCGGCCCGTGAGATTGCCCTGATAGGTGAAGTGGTTCTCGAACCGCGAGCGCTTCTGCTGCACCGCGAGCTGGACGTTTTCCTTGTAGGCGAGCCGATGGCCCGCCGTAACTGCCTCGAAAGCCATGGGATGTCTCCGGCATCGAAAGTGAACGGGATTGGTTCAGTTTCGGCCGGGTAGCGGCTCAGACGCACGGGATCGAACCGTGCAGAATGGCGGGCCCGCCTATCGTTTAACGCCTGCAGTCGGCGGCCGTATTCGGCGGCATCCTAGTCGGGCCCGGTCGGGAGCGCCGGGTAGCGGACAGAAGAGGCGCGCTCATCAAGGGACGATGCGCGCCTCCTCCCGAGGCTTCAAGGGCTGGCTGATTTGCCCCGGATTGTCAAGCTGCGGCGTTCCTCACCCGCGCCTCGAGATCGAGGATTTCCCCATAGGTCAGCGCGCGGCCGGGATCGGCAAGGATCTCGGCTGGGCTGCGATTGTCGATCGGCAACGGATTGGCAACCGGCTCCGGCTGAGCGTCCGGCTCCGGGCCAATATTGGCAGGGTCAAGCTGCTGAGCGGTTGCGGCCTGCTCGGCCGCGAGGCGTTGGGCTTCGTCATTGGGCGTTTCTTTGGTCTTGGCCATCATCTTTCCTTTCGATTGGCGCGGGGTGGATAGATCAGCCGCCGGCCTCGATGTCGATAAGCTTCTGCCAGCGCTCCTTGTTGGCCTTGTGGTGGGGGTGGCGGTTGTCATCGAGGGAAGCGACGAAATCCCTGTCGGCTTTCAGGCGCTGGCGCTCGGCGCGCGCGGCTTCCGGCGAGCGGGGGTCGCCGCCCGGGTTCGTCGTGGTGACGAGCCTGTCTTCGCCCATGGCCTTGCCGAGCTTGTGAAAGGCCTGCACGAATTTCGGCGTGCCCATGATGGCCTCGAGCTCGCCCATATCGGGGCTGTCGAGCCCGAAGGCCTTTGCGGCGCGGCGGCCGAGCTCGACATTGGCGTCGTAATCCTTGCCCCACTGGGTGCGGAGCTGGGCGTCGAGGGTTTCCCGCTCGCGCGCGGTAGCCGCGTCGAGCGCCTCGTTGCGGGCCTGGAACAGGCCGCCGACCTTGTCGGCGAGCGCCTTGGCCTGGGAGAGCGGCACCTTGAGCTCGTGCGCGGCCTTCACGAGATCCGCGTGAAACGGCTCGTAATCCGGATCGCCCTTGAACTTCTCGTAGACCGGCACGCTTTCGCCATACTTGCCGGCATCGGCTTCCCAGCCGAGGCGGGTCCAGCCATCCCATTCGGTGAGCTTGGCCGGATCCGGGGCGGTCAGGGCATTGCGGTCGCGGGCGAGCGTCTCGAACGTTCGCTTTGCCTTGAAGGCATCCTCGAGGCCGCCATAGTTCTTGGTTGCGAGGTAATCCCGCGTATCCTGGCTCAGGCCGAGTTCGGCCTTGGAAAACCACGGCGCATCGCTGCCTTGCGTCTGGGTTCCGGCCGCGCCGGCACCAGCGCCACCAGTGCCGCCGGCGGCACCGGCATCGGGGTTCGGATTGGGGTGTTCTTGCGTCATGGCGAGGGGTCCTTTCGGGGCTGGGAGCGGATGGCGTTTTTGAGGAAGGCCTCGATTTCGAGCGGCTCGGCCCGGGCGAGGTGCAGGATCTCGAGCGCGAGGCTGCGCCGGCCCTCCTGAAAGGCGAGCTGCTGCGGATTGCCCGGCCGCGGCGCGACATCGAAGACGCCGGCGCGGCTCATGATGTCGGCGAGAAGCAGCTTGTTCTCGCCAATGCAGCGATACTGGGCCGCGAGCTCATGCGTGCGGCGGCTGCGAAACAGGGCGACGAACCATTGGGTGTAATAGGGCAGGCCGCTCATGCCGGGCGCCCCTTGGCCAATGTCTGGGCCTGCGCGGCATGGGCGCCGGTGGCGGCGATTTCCACCTGCTGTTTCGCCTGGTCGAGCGCGGTCTGCTGCGCCTGTGCCTGGGCGCGGAGCTGCCGGCGCTGGGCGATGGCTTCGGGCGAGCGCAGGAGCGAGGGCGGCGCGACGCTCGCCTGATGGGTCACGGCGATATACTGGTCGATATCGAAGGTATCGACCACTTCCGGATCGACCTGGGCGGCCTGCATGACGCGTCCGAAAAGCTGATCGGCCGCGCGCGCCTGCTGCATCTGCTGCACCTTGGCCAGCGGCGAGAGATAGGCGACGTCGAGCATTTGCCCGTCGAGTTCCGGCGGGGGCGGCGGCAGGGCGCCGGCCCGCTGCAGGATGCGGAAGCGCCGCAGGATGAAGGGGGTGAGCCCGCCCTGCTGGATGCGCTCGAGGTTCGGGGCGAGGCGGCGGAGTGTTTCCTCCTGAAAACCGGTGAACTCGGTGGCCGTCATCTGCGGCCGGTTGATGAGTTGCATGACCGAGAAATAGAACGCCTCCTTGATGGCCGCGCGCTTTTCCTGCTTGTGCTGGCCGCGATCCCGCATTTGCCCGTTGGGCGTGAAGGCTTCCACCAGACGCTTGCCCTGGTCGCTCATGCCGCCCATGAGCAGGGCGCCGGGGACCATGTCGGCCGGAGTGAAATCGGCCTCGCCATGCACCAGTTTCATGGGATCGGCCATGAACTGATCGGCGATGAGATCGTTCTTTTCCATCTCCTGCAGGGTGCGCATGTCCGGCCGGGCGATATGGCCCGGCCCGCGCGGATAGACGCGGCCGGAGCGGCGCGACCAGGCGATGCTGTGATAGGGGTTTTCGTTGTAGCCGCTGCGCCGCTCGAGCTCGACGAGATCGGGCGAGACATAGGCCGAGGCCCAGGCCATGCCGGCCGGACCGATGCGGCCTGGCTTCGCATCCGGGTTTTCCATCACGGCATGAATGATCGTGTATTCGCGATCTTCCTTGACATTCGTCGTGCCCGGGAATTGCTGCAGCACCTGGCGGCCGCGCAAGGTGAATTCCCGATGGACCGCGCTGATGCGCCCGGCCGCGTCCGTGTCGATATAGAGTTCGCGCAAGGGAATGGTGCGATCAAGGAAGCTGCCGCGGCCGATCTCTTCTTCCGAATAGAGCGTGCCGATGCCGAACGCACCGGTATCGGCAAACCAGCTTGGAACCTCGGTATAGAAGGTTGACATGGTCGGGCCCAGCGTGGCGCGGATGCGCTGTTTGACGGTCCAGAACCATTGTTTCACCGGCTGGTAGAGCATCAGCTCCTCGTCGGCGATGCCGAGCCCGAACCAATCGTTGGCAGGGTTGGTGAGCTGGCCGAACATGCCGCCCGTGAAATCCTCGAGCGCGTAGAGGGGCGTGCTGTCCAGGATTTCGTCCATCGCCGAATTGTTCGAGGTCTTGCCCTGGAAATCCTGATCATCCGGGCGAAGAAGCTCGGCGATCTGCTTCCAGAGGCGCTCCTCGGGCTGGCGGAGCGTTTTCAGCTCGTTGTGGCGATCAATCAGCCATGCGCGGTCCATGCTCCGCCTCCTTCGGTTGGGTGTGTCGATCAGGCGCCGAGCAGCGTCTTCTGCTGGGTGGCGGCGGTGCCGCCCGTGCCGGTGCGCGCGCCACTGACGCCGCGCATGGCACCGATGCGACGAAGCCGACGCTCGGCGGCCGAGCGCGAGGTTTCGCTGTCGGCCGGGTTGGTCAGCGCCGCTTCCTGGATGCGCCGGGCGCGCTCCGCTTCGCGGCGGGCGATTTCCGCCGCCTGTTTTTCCTTGCCCGATGTGCCGAACCAACGTTTGAAGATGGACATGGGAGCCTCCTAAGCTCGCTTGCGGGTGATGGGGTTGTAGCGGGGCGATGGGTTGCGCTGAGCCTCGGCGCGCTTCTGCGCGCGTTCGGCGAGGCGATCGTTGCGGCGCTTGCGGGCATGGCTCTGGCCGAGCTCGCCGGCGGCATATTCGGCGGCCTCGCAGACATGGCTGTCGAGGTTCTTCACGATCGAGCCGCGCTCGCCAAACTTGGTCACGTGATATTTGAACGTGCCGTTGAGCCCGCGCCGGATGGTGGGGCAGGCATTGGCATCGAGCAGGAAGCCGGGCTCGTTATTGCCCACGCGGCGCTTCATCGCATCGCGAAGCGCGAAGTGCCGGCCCTCGGTGTCGTGGTTGCCGAGGCTGGGGCGGTTGGGCTTCAGGCCGAGGATTTTGCCGAGCCGGCCGATCCATGAACCGTTGGGCAGGTCATCGCCGGCGAAGGTGGCTTCATCCCCCGTGAGGTAGAATTCGCAACCCTTGAAGCGCGGCTGCGCCATGATGGCGAGCAGATGCGTGCCGAGCGTGATCTCGTCGCCGCGATCGAGCGCGACTTCCGCCAGCGTGCGGATCTGCCCGTTGGGCATGCCCTGCAGGAGGCCGGCCGCCGGCGTCGCGCCGCCATCCGCACCGATGATGACCGGGATTTCGGGGAAGACGCGAAGCGGCTCTTCGCTCGACATTTCGCTGTCCACGTAATCGGGATAGACAATTGCGGCCTCCTGGTTGAAGCCGGGCTCGTTGTCGAGCTTGACGCGGATCCACCACGGGCGGTGCGCATTGGCCTCGCGCTGCTGCTTGTAATAGCCGCGCCCCACGGCTTTCAGGTTTTCGGCCTCGGCATGAAAGCCGCCGGGCTGGCGGAAAAGCTGGTAGCCCGGCGGTTTCTTGGGGCTCCACCAGTCGCGATAAACCCACGTATCCGGCGCGGGCGCGTTGCAATCGCCAAAGATGCGGCCATGCACGATGCGCTCGTCATCCGGCAGGCCGATCTCTCCCCGGTTCGGGTAGCGGCCGACCGAGCGCGCGAGGTTGATGTAGAGCGCCTCGCGGAGCTTGTCCTGCTCGTTGCAATAGGCATCGGTGTATTCGGTGCCGCCGAGATCATCGGGATCGGCATCATCCCCGAAGGCGAAGAACATCGCCTCGAAAAGGATCGGGCCGAAGCCATCCTCGAAGGTGATGCGATGCACGGCCGCGCGCGGGGAAGCGCCCTGCCATTCGCCGATGCCCTTGTCGGGGTTGAGCACCTTCTGCCAGCTCTTGATGGTGGTGCCCCAGAGCTGCGCATAGGTCTCGCGCCACAGGCTCAAGCGATAGCGCCGCACGGGCCGGCCCTGCGGATCGCGCTCGCCGATCATCGGCGGGGTGCGCACGGCCGCGAGCAGGGCCCGCTTGATGCAGGCCGTGGTTTTCCCCGAGCCAACCGGCCCGTTGAGGAGATCGCGCGCGCCGAGCGACTGGATGAAGCGATCGGAAACCGGCCCGGCCGATTGCAGCAAAGCCGCGCCTTCCGTGTAGCCTTTCAGCCGATCATCGAGGGAGCCGAAGGAGATCACTTGCGCACCTCGAACACGGCATCGCGGATTTTCTCGGCATCGGGGAACTCGCGCTCGAGAAAGCGCAACAGTGCGATTTGGTGCTGCATTGCGACGACCACGAGATCGAGCGTTTGCTGCATGTTGACCGGGCGGCCATTGAGCGACGCGAGGATCATTTCGAGCCCGGCCGCTGCTTCACCAAAAGAGACGGTTTGGCGCTTCATGCCTCAGCTTCCCTGCACCGGCGCCCAGGCACAGGCCGGCTTCTGGTAGGGGCGAATGAGATCACCCTTGCCGTCCTGGGTGCGGCAGATGTGAAACAGGCCATCGGGCGAGGGGCGGGCCTCGCCATGGCTGACGGCAAATCCGTCGATGATCCAGCCGCCGGGCACGATGCGCACGCGCTCTTTCGGCACGGCGTAGCAATCGCGATCCGAGCAGCACTCGTAAGGATACCAGCCATGCGCGAGAGCGCGGCCGACGGATTGCCCCGCAAGGCCGGAGAGCGCAGCCGCCACGAGGATCCCCGCAGCCCCCAGCCGCCGCGCCGGGCTTCCCGCGCCCTGCTAGCCCCCGGCCCGTTTTTCCGCGCCAATTTCATTTTCGCGGGCATCGGCCAACATGAGGCGGGCCGAAAAATCGCAGCAAGGCGGGAGGCAAAAACGCGGGCGCGCGCGCCCGGGGGGTGGGGGGGGAGGCGGAAGGGGGGGGTATGCTCCGCGATCCGAGGCCGAACCGCCCCGCGCCGAGGCGCGACGGCTAGTCGGCGCAACTCCCGTTGATGCCTTTGCAACCCTCTGATCTTGCTTCCAAATCCGGCTCATGATCCGCCTTCCTGATCGGCTCTTTCCGCACGCGATCCGCTAACCCCTTGAATTTCCACACCGTCGATGATGCGCCCCTCGGCATCGCGATAGGCCGCGAGCCAGGGCGGCGAGCCGCCCGCACTCACGCCAATCCCGGCATTGATCGCCTGGTCGCCGATGCTGATCACCAGGCCCGGCACCGCGTTGCCCTTCTCGT